TCCATTCCACGAGTTCGAGAACGAGCGCCCACCATCGCCGACTTCCGCGATTGGGTATTAGTCGAATATGGTGAGACGGAAAATGCACCATCGTCACGAAGTATTGCAGCGCAATTTCCAAATTTATTTGTACGTTATGGAGAACGTCTTAATCAGTTGGCGATGCACCTCCTACCACAACCTCACTTGGTCACACAAGCACCGTTAAGTGAATGGCAAATGAACTTGTACACGGAATTAAGTTTACCTGCAAACGATCGAACAGTATCGTTTTATGTTGATAGTGATGGAGGTAAGGGAAAGAGTTATTTTTGTCGGTATTATTTAACATTGAATCCATCTATCACGCAAGTACTTTCGGGAGGAAAGCGTGATGATATTGCCCATGCAATCGACGTAACTAAAACTGTCTTTCTCTTTAACATGCCTAGAGGAGGAATGGAGTATTGTCAGTATACCATACTCGAACAATTGAAAGATCGTTTGATCTTTTCACCTAAATATAACAGCTTGACAAAGGTCGTTTTAAAACCCTGTCATGTAGTTGTTTTTTGTAATGAACAGCCTGATGAAACAAAGATGAGCGAAGATCGCTTTAACATAGTTAATTTATAAAAATTTAGTTAATTGTGAAACTATTCTCTCCAATACGTAGTTAAGTTAATACGTCCTGTTGTTTCGACTGTAGACGCGGCCGAAGGACCAACTAAAAGGGGATTCGCATTTTGTACACACATTATGAACCATATGTTAGGTCGAACCATTGCTTCAGTATAAGGCGGTGTATCGTCTTTTGCTGTATTGTAATGAATTTTCATGTTTAGTTTAATAAACCGATTTACGAGAACTCTACTATTATGCTGCTCAGTAGCAAAGTTACTATGAGCGACCTTGTATTGCCCTCGTGCCAAGATTTTGATATCTAAAAGATTCATATGACATTCAATACGGTCACAATCTCCTAACCCGTCTTCTGTGAAGACGTTATACGGCAAATTATTATTCTTGTTTATTTCTTGGTACCAGTAATTCAAAGGATTATCTGCGCGGGAAGTTGTACACAAATACCACCGTAGCGTAGTAGGTGGTTGTAAAACTACACCTGTTGCTACTACAGGTTCTACGGAACGGAAATGTCCTTTTAAAGCAATTCCTGTTAAGGTTATTACTTGACTTTCCCGCGCACTATCGGGGGCATCGAGAGCCGGCAGTGCTCCCCCGCCAGTTCCATCGGCGAACATAATATTATTTCCAATAAGAGTAGCATTTGCTTCGAATACTGGCGGTGGCGTAAGTATACGTGTACGCTTACGCTTAGTTTGTGCTATTTCCTGTACGATGTCACGTACAGTTTTAGGCTTTCCTTTAGTACGGATTGTACCAATCCTACGACGTTTTAACGCGCGAAACCCAGTACGTTTAGTACCTCCAGGAGTATACCTACCTACCACTACTTTAGGGCTAAAAAGCCTACGAGGTGTCGTCATACGCATTGGAGTAGGCATGGCACGAAGTTTATGAGAAAAACCAAGGTACAGTATTACCCTTGGTTTTTCTCCGAACGAGCTCATAATTGAGTGAGTGAGTAAAAATGCAATCCTCTCGCTGGTGTTTTACTATTAATAATCCGGTTCAGGAAGATACTGATAGATTAATAAATATCGGCAATGACTTACCTGGTAACAGTGTCGAGTACCTTGTCTACGGGCGAGAGGTTGGCGATAACGGAACGCCTCATTTACAGGGGTTCGTTATCTTTACTAGTCGAAAGCGTCTCGCTACAGTTCGCGGAATTATTGGCCACAGGGCCCATCTCGAACCTGCTAGAGGAACGTCCGTTGAAGCTGCTAATTATTGTCGCAAAGACGGAGACTTCGACGAATACGGATCCATTCCACGAGTTCGAGAACGAGCGCCCACCATCGCCGACTTCCGCGATTGGGTATTAGTCGAATATGGTGAGACGGAAAATGCACCATCGTCACGAAGTATTGCAGCGCAATTTCCAA